AATTAAATACTTATACAAATTGTCTAACTGTGCATCTTATAATAGAATGGAATGGAATAGCCAGAAATGGTCAATAGGTAATTTTAAAGATAATACATATTGGGCAGTAAAAGATAATGGGGATTTTGTCATGATTGATTTTCTAATAGGGTCAATTGATTTTGGATCAAAGGCAAGATTAAGATTAGTAAGAGATATAGAATAATGAAAGAATTAGAATCCTTATATCCCCCTATAAAAATAGGAAAAATAGAAATAGCATCTAAAGATTGGCCGGAAATGCTAAATTGGGAGGATACAAATGAATTAATATCTGAAATTGGAAAAGGATGGAGATTACCTACCCCAGAGGAGGCTTGGTATTTCATAGATCTTTCTAGCAATCTAGAGCTAGGAGAATTCGATAGATACGGTAACAACGATAGAAGAGGGTATTGGACCCAATCCGAAGATTTTAAGGGAAGCACTCAATTAAGAACCGGGGTTTATATAGATCATAAATATCTCTATGGATATAATATATTTAACCCATGTTTGGTAAGGCTAGTTAGGGATATATGAAGAATTATTATAATATAGGGAATTTAAATGTAATGGTAATTGATCCTTCCGATAAAAAAACATGGTGGGGAATTTACGATTACCTAAATAGATACCATAAGGATTTAAAAGAAGAAGGGTGGAGACTTCCGACATCTCCTGAGCTATTCTATATTAACAATGTTTGTAATTTAGAAATTTTAGAGATAGAGAAAGGGGAATATTGGACTTCCGAACCATATCCCAAAAATTCAGAGGATCCGGATCCTAGTTATTATCTGACTTATACCTTTACTTCCCCTAAATTTACGATCAGAAGATATCTACCAGTAAAACCTATGGGAACGATGTCAGTAAAACTCCCAGTATTGCTTGTAAAAGACATATAAACTAAGTTTATTTTACGTGTACTGAACTTTATTGATAAATAGATACATAACCTAAGAAACAACAAAAATGAGCGTAGATCCAAATTATTTAAAAATGATAGCAGACCGTTTAGATAAAATGAACGGGGGTTCTCCTGCTAGACCAGGGGAAATACAAGGAGAATATAAACTTCCAAACATAATGGATCAAATGGGACAAACTGCAATGGCTTACCTAAATAGAAAAAAGGAAGAAGAGGTTAGAAATCTAAATAGCAGACTGGATAGTTAAGACCAAATCCTGGATATATTTTTCCTTTAAATTCTTTCTGTAGAAACCTTATATCAGGAGATAAATCTTTAAGATAACATAAAAGGTGTTCTTCATCTTTGTATATCAGAACCCCATCTACTCCTTCTGTATTATAAAGGGTTCTAACTTTTTCTGTTATGACTTTATCTGAATCCGAATCTTTTATCATGACCCATAGATGACGACATTTATTTTTGCATTCTATAAATAAATCTTCTTCTATTTCCCCAAATTCTCCACAGATAACTCCTGTCCCGTATTTTTTAAAATCGGGAATAAAAAATTGATTTATAGCATTAAATGGGTTCTTCATTACCAATCTCGATTAAAATTGGTTTATTCCAAGGTTTATATCTAAGTGTACAGGTAGAAGCATTTACGAATATAGGACCATTTTCTCCAATTGTTTTAGATCCATACTCTTCGTGGATATGACCAAAAGCATGTATCTTTAGGTCTTGTAGTTTTAAAACTTCTTCCATTAGCTCAGGACATCCTACATTCTTTTGATCATAAACAACTAAATCTAAAATCCCCCGTGGCGGGCCGTGGGTTATAAGAACATTTGTGTCTCTGGGAATCATTTCCCATTTCTCTTTTATCTCATCCGCTTTAAGCATAAAAGCCCAATTATAAAAAGGCGGTGTCCAAGGACTTCCCCAGAATTTAATCCCATCTATTTCTATTCCTGAATCCTGGAGATAGTGGATACCATCCTCTTTAATTGACTCTAAGGTGTTCTGTAAAGTGGTATTTCTGTATTCGAATCCAAAATCGTGATTTCCTGCAATAAAAATTTTATTTTTATGTGGAAGAGAAGAAAACCAAAAAAGGAAATTATCTATTTCACTTCCTACCCCTCTCGATGAGACATCACCACAATGAACTAAAACATCTCCTTCTGGAATTTCTTCCAGCATTTGACCGTGAAGAGTATGGGTATCTGATATAAAAACTATTTTCATATTATTTAATCATTTGTTCTACTGCATTCCAATCAATAAATTTCCTATTAGAAAGAGAAGAATCTATTTTACAAGGGGATCCTAAAGCTGCATCATCAATATACAATTGTGCATACGCTTTAGGAGAAGCAGTCCAAGATTTTTGTGTTGGATTTTCTTGTATCCCGTATAATTCTATCCCATTAGCCTCAAACCATTTGATAGCATCATTTAGCTCTTTTCCACTTCTCATAGTCCAGAGAATTAAAGAATGACCTTTTTCTATTAATCTTTTAAGGACAGGAACTGCTCCTATATCTTTTCCTACCCTAGGATAATCATGAGTTACACACGTTCCGTCAAAATCTACTGCTATTAGCATATTTTTATTTTTTATATATTAATCCCACCATCTTCTCATTCTTTCTTTAAGAACCCTGTATAGAAGATCGTTTGCTTTTTCTTCATTGTAATGTGCAACCCAAAAACATAAATCCTCTTTATTCAAATCCTTTTTATCCTTCAGAACTTTACGAACCGTAGATCTGTATTTGTTTAGATATTCATCATATCTTTCGGAGATTACATCTTGTTCTAATGTACAATGTTCCGGTTCATCCTTTATATCTTCAAATCTAAATTTTGTTACAGAATAATCCAAATATTCAGTCCCGTAATGTTCTTCTTTAACTCTCTCGATCAGATTAAGAGCTATAGTCATATCTCTATTATCTCTTTCTACCGCAGTGTGCCTATTAGCATAAATAATTTCTTTCCTTTGAAATTCTATCTTTTTCTGAAGTATATTTAATATGTACCATTCATCAAAATCCCTATCCTTCCAAAGAGTCGGTGCCCATTTTATAATATTATGACAGTTTGTTAAAAACCCTCTTATTCTCCAATGTAGAAATCTCCATATCCTAGCAGATAAAATTTTTCTGTTCCAAGCAGAATCCTCGGGTATTATAAGTTTTTCGTAATTTTTCATTAGTTTCTATTTTCTCCTATGACATTGTCATTGAACATGAATTTATTTTTATAATACTCCTCAGCATCTTCTCTGTCTTCTAATGTTTTTTTTCCTGGATTTATATCAATATATTCAGCTACTATACTCACCATTTCCGTTTGAGCTTGGTGGTAAGAATCTTCTATCTGGGACCTTTCGGAATCTATGAGGGATAGAACTTTTTCTATCACAACAGAATTTCCTTCTGGATTTAGCCTTAGCCAATCCAGAAGATTCTGAAGTGTAGTTTTTCTATCCGATCCCATAAAGTTAATCCAAATAAATTCCTTTATTTGTAGCGTAATGATCCAGGTAGATTCCCATCATTAGTAATCTATCAAAAGCGGTTTCATTTTTTTCCATCTCTAAAGATTTAATGATTAAATCTGCTAAAGACTGAAGGATTTTTTTTCTTATCTTATACATACTCTAGCTTCAATGGTGTTTACTATTACATATGTTTCTGCAGGAAGCCAAGAGCATAAACATTCTTCCTCAAGGTGAACGTGCTCTTCTTCTAGATATAAAGTATCTATCATCACATAATCAAAATCCAAAGGAGATTTTTTATTGGATCCGTAAGCATCGCAATTTGCATTTTTTGTGGTTTTGCAAGACCCTAAAGCTAATAAAATAGCTAAACCTAAAATTATTTTTTTCATATTACCATTTATCAATATCAGTTAAATCCAATTCGGCATTAGCAAGCTTGCTCCAAACCTTTTTAATTATTCCTATTCCTCCTCCGCTTTCGAATGTATAAATATAATCACCATACATTCCATATATAGCTTTTATATGTTCCTGCCATTCTTTTAGCTTCTTAGTTTCTTCTGGATCTAATTTATAGGTAATAGCATTTCTTTGCTTTTCTATTTCTTTCTTTCTCTCTATACCTTTATCGGAATTTTTCTCCCAGGATTCAAACATTTTTGAAATCCATTCAGGACCAGATTCATAAGATAGCCCATCTATTTCTGCATGGGTATTTCCTAATATAAACCCTGTCCAATTCAATAACCAACCTTCCATATTCTATTTATTTAATTTTTCTTCTGCGTGGGATTCACATAAAGTAACTATCCAACCGCCACTAATAGATTTACCAGGTTTTCCACATTTTTCGCATACCTCGTGAGATTTTAATTCTGCTTCGGTAATTCTTTTGTGAATCCCATCACTTCCCGAATTTATATAGAATCTTAATCCTCCGAATTTTTCCTTCACTTGGCAAATTTGTTTATCCCATCCTAACTGGATTAGATCTTCTATTAGGGATTTAACTATCCCTAACCAGCCATTTCCAATACAGAAAAAACCTGAATCTTTTATTGGTTCTCTATCCTTATAGAATCCATTTTCTAATCCACCTATGGATTCTAAAAAACCATCAAAATCTTCGTCTGAAAGATAATTGTTATTCATATATTTTTATTTACCAAATCCCATTTTACCTGTTCCCCTAATAGTAGGAGATTTTTTAAGCCCCTCTAAATTTTCTATAGTTTCTTCAAAAGTTCTTCCCATTATAATAACAGATATAACAACTTCTTTTAGGTGAGAAAGGGACATTCCTTCTGTTCTGTTTACCCATTCTTCTATATCTATTTTTTGAAGATCTTCTTCGTTTAATTTATTTTCGATAAAGCATCTTCTAATTTCAGAATTAGGAAGTTCCACTTTGTATCTTCTATCAAATCTGGAAGGCCTATTCGTGATTCTTTCCTGTAGTTTTTCGGGGTAGTTTGTAGTTGCTATATAAACAACATTTTCTATTTGTTTTACCCCGTCTAATATATTTAGCAATCTACTAATTGAATAGCTGTGCTCTCCTGCTATAGAATCTATATCTTCTAGTATAACTATCAAAGGACGATTTGGTTCTATTTCTCTAAAAGAAGGGATAAAAGAAGAAAATCTTTCAACATCATCTTCGTCTTTGATATTGATTACTATTCCTCCTTTTTCTATAATATTTTTAGAAACCATTTGGATAATACCTGATTTACCGCACCCAGGTTCTCCAAACATTAGAATACCTCTTTTATGGATAAATTTATATTTCTCATATTGATCCCTCATATTCCAAAAATTATCTATATCTTTAAGTATATCGATAATCTCATCAGAAGGAAGAGAATAAAGTTCATCGGTTTTAAATGGCTGTTTTTTTAAAGTCTCGGTTCCAAGTTTAGAATTATATGCTATCTCATAAACCCCAGAAGGAACTCCATCTATGGTATGATACGAGGGAATAAATTCATCATTTTCTAATACAGCCCAACAAGAAAACTTTTTCCCTTTTTCGGTTTTATTATCAGAATCCATTGGTCCGCTAGCCGACCAGCTTTTAGTAATTCTTCTTTCCTCTATCATGGCCTCAACTTCTTCTATTGCGTAATTTTTTTTCCTCATTTTTTATTTTTATAGATTCTAGATTCTATTAAGTTTCTTTAGTACCGAAATATAACCGGTAACCACTAATAGTGATTACCGGAGATACCATTAAAGTTATTCTAATTTTTAATGTTCAAGAGTGTTCCTGTGCTTCCTGCCATTGTTGTAGGTAACTTACCGTCCCATGCAGATGCTTTGATAAAATCTACATAAATCGGGGTTAATTCTTTTTGTTTAATCTTCATTGCCAATGCTGCTGCATTTGCATTGATAATTGTCTTAGCCGAATCACCTCTTGCAATTGCCATTTTCTCTTGAGCTTCTGCCTGAGCAACCAAAGTTCTTTGTTGTGCTGCCTGAGCTTCTTGAACCGCTTTAGTTTTACCCTCTATTGCTTGCTGTAATGATTTCGGAGGAATAATATTGGTTCTTAATTGAGATACAGTAAACCATTTAGAAACTCTCTTATTGCATTCTACGATGATTGCAGCTTCAAATTCTTCTCTCTTATTAAAGATTGCATCTACCTCCCATCGGTTAGCAACATCGTTAACAGAAGAAACGATTGCATTCTTTAGCCATCCTTGTTCAACTTCTTTTATGCCTAATCTTAAGTTAACAAACATCTCCCCTATAGCGTCTTCTCTAAGAGAATAGTTAAATGAAGGCTTAATTGTTGCAGCAAAACCACCTTTAGTAATTACTTCTTGTGCATCATATTCAATATGTTGCTGGAATAGAGGAAATTCTTTTACCTGCTCCGTCCAGGAGTTATAGAATACCCATCCAGTTTTATACTGATATGACGAGATTCCTCTTTCAGATCCTGTTAAATTAACTTTTAGACCTTTATTACCTGCATCTATCCTCTCCAATGAGAATGGCTGAATAAATGAGAGGATTAGACCTGCAGCTATAGTAATAATACCGGCTATTACTTTTTTACTTCCGGCATTTTTAGCTGAAGAGTCCTTGTAGGCTGCGTTAGATCTCATAGAAGATCCACGTAGAATTGAAATTACTCCGAAAATCAGAGCTGATACGAAAATTAAAATTGAAATAATCATTTTTCTTCTTTTTTATTATTAATTACACTTACTGTTTCGTTTATTAAATAGATCAAGAGTCCAATCACCCCAACGATACATAAAAGTTGAATGAACCCGTTTACTGGTCTGCTTATGGCATACTCGCCACACATCGATGCGATTACAATGAATCCCAGCCACATCAAAGAAATTTTAAAATACTTCATTTATTATTTTTTTATAAATATATGATTTTTTTCGTAGGAAAAAATTAAAGAACTTTTATTATGTAGCTAGGATAAGATTTGTCAATAATTTTCCCCTCTTCATGTTTTGCTCTAGGAAGAGTTAACCCTTTATCGGTTTTAACTTTATACATACCATCTGGACTTAGCTCTATAATTACCCCAGGTCTTGGCTCCCCTAGAAATGTTACTAAAACTTTCATCCCTACTTTTAATTTATGTTTTATCTTTACCGGAGGAGCATTCTTATCTGTCTTAGGTTTTCTCTTAGATTCTTTTACATAAGAGAGTTTTTTATCTTCTTGTGATTCTATTTGTTTCTCTTCCGGCTCTTCTATTTTAACCTCTTTAACCCTAGGAGTTGGGGTCTTTTTAACCGGAGGGGTAACCTTCTTAGGAGAAACTTTTTTTGGTTCCTTTTTTTGCATAGGTTTAACTTCCTCTTTTTTAGGAGAGGATTTAATAGGAGGTTTCTTGGTCTCTGGGGTAGAAGTTTTCTTCTTCGGAAGGGGTTTAACCGGTTCTTCTTTTTTCGTAATCCTGGTCTTTCTTACGGGGGTTTCTTTCTTAGAGACAATAACTTTCGGGGTTGGAGATTTTTTAATCTCTACTGGGGTTTTAGCTGCTTCTTCAAAAAGCGGCTGAATTTTTTTCCTTGGCATTTAATTAATTATAGAATTCTACTTGTTCTAATGGATAAGAGTTTCCTTTATCTGAAACTATAATAATCTCAGCAGGAACAGGAGCCCAATCTTTTTTCACCAATTTCATCGTTTCGCAAATAACAACTCGATGACAAAGTATATTATCCGTAGGAATTCCGTATTTAGAATTATACCTAAATTTTTTTCCCTCGTACATTTCTCTTATGCTTTCGCAATATAAATTATATCCATCTTTCATCTTTCTATTCCTAATTCTTCTAAGGTCTTTGGCTTATATTCTACTCTTTCACAAGAAACACAAAAATATCTTTCGTCTGGTATTGGTTCTTTTTTATACCCCCACTCATAAACATCTTTCATAACTACTTTTTCGTGAATGTGACCGTGAATATTTTTGGGTACCCGATATTCTAATTCAGATTCGTGAACTGGGCAGTGTGTAAGCCATATCCCTTTATAACTTACCATACCCCCAACTTTATCCACATATTTTAATAACTCAGGAACATCCTGGAGTCTATCATGATTTCCCAGTATAACTATTTTTCTTCCATTCATGGAATCTAATCTATAATAATTTTTAGAATTTTCCATGGTAACATCCCCCAGAATATAGGTAAGATCTCTTTTACCCACTACGGAATTCCACTGATCCACTATATGTTCATCGTGGTAGAATTCGTCCTGAAACCCCCGATGCTTTGCCATATTAACATGGCCTAGATGTAAATCTGCTATAAATCTTACTGTACACATTTAACTTTAAATATACATGGAATTTTAAAGTGGAACTTTAAAATTAAGAAAATTCGATAGAGGAAGAAACCCTAAGACCATCTACGATTTTATCCCAATATTTTTCTCCGTAGAAAATTCTTCTTCCTGCATTTCTTGATTCTTCTAATTCATATTCCTCATTGACAACCAAACCATCCGGCTGACCCCATTCAAGAGCCATAGTTATAAATTCTTCAATCTCCTGTTCTTCCCCGTATTCATTAACTACCCTTCCACCTCTAATAAATCCTAGAAGTTCTTCTTTATTGGAGTAGTATTTATTATCGTGAAAATTCCAGCAGAATTTCCATCCCATAGATCTTTTTCCTAGATGAATAGAGATTTCATGGGTAAAGTTATCCCAAGGAGAAAATCTATCCCAACTGCCATCATTAGTAACCGTAAAGCCATTTTCTACGGAAGCAGGGCTTAAATCCATTTTTCTTATTTGAGAAAGAAGCCTATTCTTTCGATTCTCTATTTCCCTAGCTGTTGGTATTCTGTAATAGTTAGTTCCCATATTTTATTATTTTTATTATTTTAGCAGATTCAAGTTCTTTCCCGCAAGTATATTTTCCTGTAATTACTTCAAATTCTACCAAATCCCCTTCTTCTATATCTAGGGATTCGGAATTCATTATTTTATATTTAGTCGAATCCAATACTCTTGTTTCACCACTTATTGGATAGAAATTTTTCATATCTATATAAAGAACTCTCCATTGTAAATCTTCTCCAGTACAGATTATTCCTTCCTTTGTCATTTCTTAAAAAAATTAGGGACAGTAAAGACTATCCAAGTTTTAATCACTAATAGGTTTATGCCAAATAGGTAACTAGATATTCTACGTCCAGAATTGGATCTTTCTAATCCGGATTCCCTATGAAAAAATAGTCCTAAATGAAAATTTCTAAATTCTGTAGACCAAGGTCTTTCTTCCATTTCTTCAGAATCCCAGTAGTGTTTGAAAATGAAAACGAAATAATATCCTCTGAAAGAAAATCTTTTCTTTAACATTCAAATAAAATTCATAGTTACCACCATTTGGGTTGGCATCTGGAATGTTTGTCCTACCGCAGTGTTATATTTAATCGGTCCACCCTCCTTTGCTTCTGTAACCTCGAATGTGCTTAAATCCCTATTAAAATGAATTAATCTGGCTCTTAGCGTAGGGGATACATTGGTAGAAACAATTTTTCCTATACACTCTTTAAGATCGTCTACTACCTCTATCCTTGGAGTTATTAGTCTTCTCATTTTAATCTATTATGTTTTTCTAAATATTCCCAAGTGGATTTTATAGAATAGAAAATAGGATTACCATTTTCATCGCTAGCTCCAAAATGATTATCTTTTTCTCCGTTTACGGATTTAAATATATCTTCTTTACTTCTATTAATGGTTTTAAACTTAGACCAATCTTTTTCACCGAAATCATTTTCGAAAATAAACCAGCTAACCCATTCTACCCCCTCTTCGTCGTAATGCGATTTAAGAAAACGATTAAATTGGGAATCTAATATGGGAGAAATCTGATATTTTCCTTCCATAAGATCAAATCCTATTGAATAAAGATCCGAGATCATATCAAGACCTTTACGGTATTCGGTAATAGCTTCTAAAAAAATATCATATTTCATTTTAAAAATTTTAAAATTTTATCTTTAATCCCACATTGTTTTATACCTTCGAAACTTTTTGGGGTCAATACAAAATTACTAAGTCCCCAATTTTTCCATCCTTCTTCATCACTCATATTCAGGTCATCTACTGCAACCCAATGGGTTATCTCAGGGTGATCGTAAAGATATTGTTTAATCTCTATAGATCTTTCTTGTTCTAAATTCCATTCTTTAGACCAAATAAAATTGTTACCCTGAACAGTACAATCTTTTAGGAATGGGGTTAACCCTATTGGAGGTTTTATCCCTCTAGTGGTATACATTTCCTGCATTTGTTCTAAAGTACCCCATCTTTTCCAGTCCGAAGAAACAACGATTTCACATCCTGTTTGTTCTACGATTGAATTTAATACCTTAACAGCTTTAGAGTCAAAGCTATCCATTCTTATATCCATAGGGGTTTCAGGGTTACTATCGTATCCTTTTTTCTTATATCTTCCTCCCCAATTATTGGAAAGACAGATCACGCCATCATGATCCAGCACTAAAATTTTCATTAGAATCGATTTTTTCTATTGCTACCCCTATTTTTCACGGATCTAATTAAAATAACAAAAGAAATAAAAATTAGAAACGAAATAAAAATTTGGATTTTCATAAATATATGAATTTTTTTGTAGAAAAAAATCTAGTTAAGATTAAAATCTGTTATTATTACTATTGTCCCTTCTTCTAAATCTTTTTTACATTCGGTTATACGTATCTGATCGTTTCTGAAATAGACTATAACTTTTTTTACCGATTCATCCATTTCAAAAAATGTATCATCATCCAGATCCACCACGATTCCTTCCCCTTCGTCTAACAATCCGGATAATGCTCTTCCGAATATAATTGATGTATTTTCCCAGTCTTTAGGAAATTCTTTATTTTTCATCTTCCGAATATTTTTCCCATTTACCTCTGCTATCTAATCTAAAAGATCCAATGAAATTCATTCCCCAGTGGAAAGGTTCTATCAGAGAAAGAAAGAAAACCCCGTTGTCTCTTTGGTACAAATGGTAATTATATCCCACCACAGGCTCAAATGAAAATTCAGATTTATAAACTAAATCGTTCCATTCAAAATCACTTACCAAACTTTCGTATTCTTTTCTAAGCTCTTCGAATCTCGTCATAAATCCTCTATTAACCCTTTCCACTGAGGATCTTTTCCATCCAACAACATCGTCAGGTTTTATCGAAGGAGCTCCAATATTAGTTCCATATGCCATTAAGCCCGGGGAATCCGATACATTATCTGGTTTTTCTTTTTCCATTTTATTTACCTTCTACTTTGTAATAAAAATAATCTCTATTTGGTTCTTCGTCTGATCCTTTTAAAAGCTCACATATCAATTTTGCATATGACTCAGAAAGACTGAAAGCCATTATTGTATCCCTATTTTCCCCGGTATCTGGATCGGTGTATCTGGAAACTATATTCCAGTGTGTGTTTATTTTCATATTTAAAACCATCCTCTGTGTGATCTTGACATTGCTTTTAATTTCTCTTTCCTTATAGAATTGAAAAAGGAAAATAAGGATTTTATTTTTTTCATCTTAATTTATTTAGAATATCCTTTAACATGAAAAATCTCCATTTATGTAGTATTCTTCTTATCATATTCTATTTAATGGAAAGTAATTTTTTCCAGAAAGGTCTTTTCGAATCACTAACTCTTATAACATCGAAAGAGATTTCAGATCCTTCTGGGCTAATAATAGCTTGACGGTAAATAAGAGTTATTTTTTTGTCCCCCGTTGTATCTGTAAATTGCTCGGTAGATTTATCCCCTTGAATAAAATAAACTCCAGGTTCTGATTCTTTAGTTCTTTTCCCTATTAGAATTCTATTCTCCGTATATTCACTATTTCTATCAACGAAAACTTGGATTCTATCCGCTATAGTTCCTATGAAATCAATACCTCCTGAAGATAAAGAAACTTCTCTTGTTTCTCTATACACAAAATTAGGAGATTCCATAATATATGTTGAATATTTCGGAGGACAAACTATAAAATCTGCATTTCCCCTCCTTGTTTTATGCCCTATAAAATTCGATTTGAATAATATTTTCTTGATAATTTCATCATAATACTCAAAATGAAAACAAAAATGGGATTCTGGAATAAATCGAAGTAAAAATCTATTCCATCTAGATTTTCTTAATTCATTATTTCTTGTAATTTCAGAAAGAGAATAGTATTTAGAAAGAAGAAGTTTTTGGTTATTCGTTCCGGCTTCATTCTCTAAAGTAGATACCATCATTTCATTTACATCTATTCCATGAAGAGAATCTAAATCCGAAGATAATCCTCGGGATAATGTAGAAGAAACCCTATAGGATTCTAATTGGTAAATTTTCTGTTTGGTTTCCAATTCAAATGTTCCGTACCCGTCTTCATCTGTTCCCGTTTTTCCATCGAGATAAAACAAAACTCCTGTAGAGTTTGTATTAGATATTTTAAAAGCTGTGTCTGTAAAATTCATTATTTATATTTATATTTTATATTCACAAAACCTATTTTAGTTTCTGGTTTCAAAGAGATTTACTTTTAGAAGATCGGACGTGTTTTCTACGATCTCAATATAAGTCAATTCATTTTCTAGATGGTCTAAAGTCATGCAAACTTTAGTAAATCCTTCTTCTTTCTCTTCCTCTATTTTTTCTATCCACGATTCCCAGTTTTCGCTAATTAGGTTTACAAATCCTTCAGGACTTCCTCTCTGGATATACCTTTGAATAAATTCTGATTTCCTAGATAAATTTGGATAAATCAGATAATACTCAATCCCATTCTCTTTAAGAGAATTCCTAACTTCTTCATGAGAAGAAACAAAAATGTATTTATATTTTCCTATATTCTCTTTTATGTGATCAATATAGTTATTAGGAAATTCAGGATTTCTTTCCTTTGTGTTATTCCCTTCGGAATCTTTAACCCAACTGAAGTGACTTGAATCGCTATCTATAGAGATTCTTTTATTTCTTTCGTGGTAATAAGTTTTTCCTACCCCAGGAAATGCTGATATAATTCTAGTTTCCATATTTTTAACTTAAGTATTTAGACATGTTTCTCGCTGCTTCGAAAGCTTCTTGCATAGTTTCTATGGTTTTAAATCCTCTCTTTTTAAAAGGTATGACATAGGAAATCCCATCTTCCTCTATCCATTTCTTTTCCAATTCATCTGATTCTTCATATGTTCTTTTAAAATCGCTTTCAAAAATTTCCCATTCGTCTTTGGTGTAGTCTTCTTTTTTAGGTTCGTGACCCTCGTCAAAAAGTCTATCCCCTATTTTAAATAGTTGTCCTCCTCTGTGGGTATATCCAAACATACCTTCTATTATTGGAGTTTCTGTTCCATAGGTATCTTCTTGGATTACTCCAGCAACTCCATGAGGGTACATTTCATCAACCATTAGTTTATTTTTAACGTACCATCTAGCTTCTCTAATACTACCAATATACCTTCCGTCTTGGGACAAAAACGAATTCTCTAATACGTTTTCATCATTAGGTCCAAATGTGTGAGTTCCTATTTTACCACCAGTTAATCTTTCAATTTCCTGGATTTCTTTTTCTGTAATTTCTTTTCCAATAATTTCTTTTTCTACTTTCATATTTTATTTTTAATCTGTTATATAATTTAACCCCCATTTAGATGCAACTTCCTCGAATCTAGATTTAACAAAATCGTCTATGGATTTCCATTCCCCTTTCATCTCGGCATATTCCCACCATTCCCCTCTAATCTCAGAAAGAGAAGAAATTTCGCTTAGAAATGTTTTAGCATATCCTTTGTTAGCTTCGTTTAGGTTAAGAAGCATTCTCGAGTATTCCGTTACGCCAACAGATGAACTCAAATCGTTTTTGGTTACTTCGCATTCTACGATAGTTCTGTTTTGCGAGGTTCTTAAATAATGTACCATTTTTAGTATATTTTTATTTTGGATTAATCTAATTGTTTTAGTTCAAATTTTTTATCGTCATACACAATATAACTGTTATTCTCTATCCAGTCCCCACAGTTTAAATAGTGTATTCCTTTTATGATCTTATCCGCTGGGGTGTGTATATGTCCAGCAATTACACCTTTGCATCCTCTTTCTTTAGCCTGATAAACTAATTGGGTTTCGAAATCCGTAATAAATTTAATTGCGTTTTTAACTTTCTTTTTCAGGTATTTACTCAATGATCTTTTATACCCGAATCTTTTCATAAAATGATCTATGCCTATAGCCATTTCGTATCCCACCGACCCTAAAACCCCTAGCCATTTCAGGGACACAATCCCGTCATATAAATCCCCGTGTGTAATATAGTACTCATTCCATACGTATTCGTCTACTATCTTTACGTTTATCCCTAAATTCATAGGAGAATAGTTCCTTAGAAAATCGTCATGATTTCCTGTGATGTAGATTACTTGGGTTCCTTTTTTGGAATAAGAAAGTATTTTACGAATTAAATTTGTAAAATCCTGGGTCCAATAGTGTCTTTTTTTCAATAACCACCCGTCAATAAAATCCCCTACTATAAAAAGATATTCAGGTTCATACTTCTTTAATGTTTCTAATAGTGCTGAAGCTTTGCTTCCTTTACTCCCTAAATGTACATCCGAGATGAACAATGCTTTTACTTTCATTTTAAATATTTTTATTTATACTATTAAGGAAACATAGTTCGCTAATTTATACCCAACAAATGCTCCCATAGCAGCCGATCCAGGCAAAATGATAAATCTACCCAACCTTGTTGTATACTTATCACGATTTACAATATATGATATTAATAAATAATATGCTACAAAATTTAAAAATACCATAACATCAATCTCTTTTGTCATAAACACAACTATTGAATTACCCATAAGACCCCACATGAAATTTATTAATGTTTCTCTTATTAGTTCAAATGGTGTAGTAATTGCTCCATACACATCAATTTGCCGACTTAGCGGATTTTGTTTCTTTCTTTTTGTTTTCATTTCCAATAATTTTTATCCTCTGTAAACCATTTTTTATTTCTGTGATTAAAAAAAGATCCAATCATCAATTTTATCATATACCCTACTCCTTTGGCTTCAAATCTACGCGGAGGGGTAAATATTACATGATTTAATCGTTTAAATTTAGTAGATTTAATTTGTTTAGATAAATGATAATCTTCAGCAACTTTAATTTCTTCATCAAATCCACCTAATTCTCTAAACGTTTCACTTCGAACTAGCATAAATCCACCTAAACAGAAGGGGGTAATCCATTTAGATAGCGATTGTATTACATCGAATGTTTTATAAACATAATTATACTTTCCATTATCACTTCTAAATTTAGCAGTTGATAAGTCTAAATTATCCATTCGCATTTCAATTATGGATGATAATAAAATTGCAGGCTCTAACAAAAATATATCTGCATCTAAGAATAGGACATACGGAGTAGTTACTAGTTTAAACCCATTATTTCTAGCAACTGAAGGTAATCCCCCAGGTATTATAGTTAAATTAAATAGGTCCGTTTTGTTTTGCTCTCTATCTTGTAATAATTTATTTGTTATCGTATCATCAGATATATCACATACTATTACTTTTACACTAAATATATCAGTTTGGTAATTTAAAAGATCAAGTGTTTTTAAAATGATATTTTTTTCATTTTTACACGGAATCACAATTGTTAATAGATCTTTCATATTAATTTGATAAAGGTGCTTTAATTACTGGATGTGATTGATAGTTCTCAATTCTAATATGTGAGGCATGAATATTCTTTAGAAACTCAGAAATATCTTTTGGTGTATTTGATGGGTCACCTTGAGTAGAATACCAATCATCTAAAATTAATTTAGGTAATGGGTATGGTTCTCTTGTTTGGGTTGGTATATTTCTTGTTTTTAACTTAGATTCTAACCACTCATCATTCTGAACTTTAATGCCATCCGTATATTCTTTTTCGTAAATTCCCTTTCTTTCTTCCAAAGCCAACTCTCTACCAATTTGTTCTTTAGCTTGTTCAATATGGTTCAAATACAAATGTGTATCACCTAAGTTTCCAATCAATTCATCTGGGACCATGTTAACTGTTTTAGCAATGATTTCTAATAACAATCCGTAAGATGCAATGTTGAATGGTAAACCTAAGAATGTATCTACTGAACGTTGATTCCACATTAAAGAGATT